CCATTTAATAAATCAACAGCTAATGATCTAGCAAATGCTTCAACACCACCCTTGACCTCAATAGAACGCTGAAGAAAGCCCGTAAACCTTTCAACTATCATTTCTATGGCAGGGGCAAAAGCTGCTACAGTTTGATCAGTAACGCCTTTAAATAAGCTCTTGAGCTTAGTTAGCGAGTCAACAGTATCTTCAACGCCCTTGGCAGCAGTGCTGGACATAGTTAGGCCAAGCAACTTAGCCTCGCCCAGCATTTCTTTCAGACCGTCACTGCCTTGGGATAAAGTATTTACAAGGGCTGCACCCTCGGAGTCGAACAGCTTAAAGGCAAGTCGTAGCCTTTTAGATTCGCTTTTTACATTCTCGAATGCATCAGCCAGAACAATCATTCGTTTGTCTAGCGGCATTCTGTTTAATTCTTGAGCGTTAATACCTAGCTCTTTGATAGCGCCCTTTGCCTCGCCAGTACCAGCTGCTGCTTCCGCAGTTCTACGGGTAAACCTTTGCAGGGCCATATCCATTGTCTGAGTAGCCACGCCCGTAAGGTCAGCCGCATATCTTAATGCGCCTAGAGCCTCAGTGGTTGTGCCTATCTTTGCAGCAGTCTTTGCCAGTGAATCTGTAGCGTTTAGAGATGATTTGACCAATAAGCCAAATCCAGCCGCACCAGCAACGCCAACCAGTGCAGTTCTTAGGTTAAGCACAGAGCCAGCTATTGCCTTTAAGCCTTTAGTTGCAGAGCCAAAACCTTTCTTGGTTTTATCGAATGCCCGTATCGTAATGTTTACATTTTCAGCCATTGTTCTCGCTCATTATCTGGAAGTAAGCCAGCCACTCGTTAAAGTGACTGACAGGCATTTGCTCTGCTTCTTCTATGCTCATATGAAGGCGATCAGCCAAGGACAATAAATTCATCCGTGATTGATCGCTTCTCAGTTTCCCTCAGCCGCCTCTACAGACTCAATCTGTGCAAACATCTGATTTGCGATTTCACTGATTACGTTAGTTTCTTCGCCCATCAAATCGATGCGATCCTCAGCAGAAGTAAAGAGCTTATTGCCGCCCTCGTCCTCTGCCTTCATAACGATCAAGTCTACCATAGCGCCAACTGTGGTGTTGTTCAGGAAGTTGGGGTGCTTCTTCTGCAACTGGTCTAAGTCATAGCAGGTAATGCTTCTGCAATACAACTTAAATGCTCCAGATTCGTCACCCCATTCTGGCACCTGTACTTCTCGCGCCTCAACCTTTCTTCTACTGCGTAACTCTTTAGCTAATCCCATGGTTTAATCCCCTTATGCTGTTGCTTCAGTTACTGCTCCGCTGCACTGGATGGAGAAGCTGGCCTCAACCATGCCGTCAAAAGAACCAGTAATAGAACGCGAAGTCACAATGCCGCCACCAGTGAAATAGCTCTCACCAGTACCAGTTCCTGTAGGATAGATTTCAAAGTCTACAGAAGCACGCTCATCAAGAACAAGCTGCTGTGCGTCAGCTTCGTCCCAGTAGCATTCGATAGTCACTGTATTAGTCTTCAAACCTTCTTTATAAGTTCGTGCGGTATCGCCCATTACACTGTCTTCAATGGTATCTGCTGAACCATCAAACGTGAAAGAACGTACCTCACCCACAACGGCCACAGAGCCGCCTGATGCTGCGATTTTTACTACACCTGATGCGCCTGTTTTAGTCGCCATGATTGTTACCTCTAAGTAAAGTTAAGTTGTGCCGCGAGTGTATTGATACATTACGCGAACTGTAATAATGACACCGCCATAGGGATCAATAGAACCTTCGTCGATCTCGATTAGCGTTATCTGCGTATCTAGTGCATAACCACCACGCAAACGGTCAACGTCAAGACCCTCTTCAATTGCTTCGATAAGATTGTTTCGGGCTGTATCAATAACAGACCCTTTAACGTAGCAAATAAATTCGTAATTTATAGTAGCCATACGCTGAGTGATTGACCCACCGATGCTGCTATCTTCTCTATCCTCATCTGCACTGCGGACAAGTATAGCTGGAAACTGTGCGCTTGATAACTTAGTAAAATCAAACGGCTCTCTGGTTACATACTTAATATCTACTGGCGTTTTAACAGCCTGTAGAGTAGCGACCAAATTGTTTGCGATGTTCTCTCTTACACTCATTTCAACGCCCTAAAGAATACTTCGCCCAGTTGCTTTTCTTCCCTATCACTAAACCCAAAAAACGGCCTAGTCTTATTGTTCATTGCAGCCTTCTTTGACTCAGTGGCTCTAGTAAAGAATATCTCAGCCTGCCTGCTGCTTGCCCTTGATGTCATAGAACTTAACATCTGACCTGTAAACTGTAGGTCTGGGTTTGTGCTTCTGCCTCTACTAGCCCTAAATGCAGCATAGATAGGCGTATACTTCTTAAACTTTCCACCCTTAAAGCCAACACCTTTACTGGTTCTAGCCTCAATAATATTAATACCAGCCTGAGCAGTGACCGATAGTGCCCTTTTGACACTAGCCGATAGCTCCTTGCCTTTCTTGCCAATACGCTTTGCAACGGCTTTAGCATTGGTATCAATCTTGACCTGCATTATCTGTCTAACCGCTGTCCGACAGGTTGCTTCTCATCATAATCAACAGTGCCATCACCGTCCTCATCATAATCAACGCCATCAGCCAATACAGATTCTAGCTCTTCGCCGTATCGTGCCTTGTAAAAGTCGATCATATTTCCGAATCGGTCGCCATCTACCCAGTTAGTCAACTGCGGTAAGGCATAACGCCATAGAACTAGGTAAGCCGAAACCATAGTAAACTGCGTTGCTGTGAGCTTAGTGTTATCCATCTCGCCAGCTATATTCTTGCGGGGCCACCACTTGATTCGTAGCTCTCGCTGTATGTCTGCCTGTGCTTTCGGGTGTTCCAATACAAAAGACTCGATGCCAAGATCGAGAATATCGGGTATCAGTTTTAATAAATCTGCATCGCTTGAATAAGCCATTACCATTTCACCTTATCTGCCCAGTATGCCGCTGATGCTGTTTTATCTTTGCGGCCTCTTGCTATATCTTTTGCGAACCTAGCCTTAAACGATCTGCGTTTAGCCTTGTCTGCTTCTGATTCGTTCTTGCGGGGTGGCTTGTTGTCTGCACCCTTTTGACCGAATCTGATTAGCCTAATCTTGTCGCCTTCTTTAGCAAGTACAGCGTGGCTCTTGCTGTCATGCTTGGGGGTGCGCTTGGGCTTGTTGTAGCCCTCAAACCTTTCACCGCGATAAGTTATAGCCATATAAACCTCTAATAAAAGCCCCCTCCGAAAAGGGGGCGATTAGTCTTACAGTGCAGCGTCAGACAGAATCTCAACACCGAATGCATCGTCAAGCTCGGCTACGCCATATACAGCAGTAGCGTTCAGCTCGAAGGCACGCAGAGACTCATCACGCTGAGGCGCAATGTTGAAGTCGCGCTTCATAGCGATCATCAGAGCTTCAGGGGCAAATACAGCACCCTTAGCATCGTCAGAACCGTCGATAGCTACGTTGGCAGACTCATATACATTGATGCCAGCGATAGTACCAACATAACCGCTGCGCATTGCTTCGTTCTGCAAGTCGCCACCATTGGGGTTAGCAAAGGTGTTGGTCAGGTTAGCTTTCAACTGGTATGCCTGATAAGGGTGTACTACAGCGTTGATCACGCCAGTAACCTTGTTAGCACGCAGAGTAGCAGCAGCCTTGAACAGGTCAGCTACAGTGATCTCAGCGCCAGCAGTACCGATAGAACCAGAGAAGCCGTCAAACAGGGCAATCAGGTCAGTATCGATCTTAGTAGCAATAGCGTTACCCAGAACAGTTCCCAGCTCAACAGCAGGGTTTCCGTCACCGTAGGTAGCCATGTCAGTCAGCAGAACCTGTGCGCCTACTTCGCCAACAGTTACAGAAACTGAGCTAGTAGATACAGTGGTGCTAGACATGTCAGTACCTTCGGTCAGGTCAGCAGCAGCGATTGCTGGGTACTTAGGAACCTGAATGGTCTTGCCAGCTTGGGCTTGGATGTTGTACTGAGTTACCAGACCCATCATTAGTGATTGCTCTTCGGCAGTGAAACGAGCCTGAGCGACGATATTGACGAACAGGTCGTCGAGAGTTGTTGAAGTTGTTGCAGCCATGATAAATGCCTCTAAATAAAATTAAATTGTGGTTTGGTGGTTACTTTTTCTTCATAGCAGCAAATGCTTCTTTGCCGCCATTTTCCCAGTTAGCAACCATATCTGCCACAGATTGAGGCTTCTGTGTCGAGCCACCAGCGTTACCCATCGAGCCAGTGCCACCTTGGGAGGCTTTGACCATATGTGGGTTTACTGTCAAGAACTCCGCTACCATCTCATTGACTGATAACAGATCACCGCTGTCATTGTAACGCGGCACTCCGTTAGCGTCTAGCACCTCAACCGTGCCGTCATCTGACAGTCTGGTTTGGTCTTTTAGTAGCTGAGAGACTTGAGTCGGATTAACAGCGTTACTGTTTGAAGCTGCACCCAGAATCGCTCCATCTACTAGCGTCTGTTGCAACTTAGACTTATAACTCTGTATCTCCATGTCTTTCTTTTCGACCGTTTGCTTCAGGACTTTATCAAACTCCCCGCGCTCTTTCTGTCGCTCTAGCTCTGCGGCTTCTTTCTTTGCCAACAGGTCTTTTGCTTCATCAAGGTCAACGCCAGACAGTCTTTTATCGAACTTGCGCTGCTCTCTAGCAACACGATCCGCAACAATGCGGTCTAGTTCTTCCTGAGTAAAGGTCTTAGTTTCCTGAGTTTCTACCGCCGCAGTTTCAGTCTCTGCTTCTGTTTCCATGATTTCATCGCTCATGTTACGAACCTCTTAAAGAGTATTGGTGAATCGCGAGTGTAGCATATATTTACTTTTTTGGTTTCTTCTTCTTCTTTGGTCGTCCAACCTTACTACCGTATGTACCTTTACCTTTTGGCATGTTTATTTCTCCAATAAGTTAGTTTCTAGTTCAGCCGCCTCATATAGCCACAGAAAATCCGATTTTTCATCCTCTGTAACTAATTCGTAATATGCGTCTAGCTGCTCAATAATATCATCTGGCATTGGTGT